ATATCGACGCATCTGACGATGAAGATTCTGAAGAAGAATCAGATGACGCCGAAGAAGATGGTGATGATGTAGAAGCAGAAGATAACGACTGAGATTCATCTGGTCGGATAAATAGCTTCTGTTAGCTGCGAAAGCAGTCGCGTTCATTCGCTAATAACAGTTTGCGAAGATTGCGCCACAAAAAGCCGCCACAAGACTGGATGAAAAGGGGGGGTGATAGCTAGAAGGTTCCTTGCTGTAGCGAGAAAAACCTTTTTAGTTGTCACCCCCTAATATTCTCTATGACCTACCAAGAAGCCCTTCAGAAAGAAAAGATTTGGCACAAACGTTGTGTCCTTATTGGTCTATTTCACTATCAAAAAGTAAGACATAAGAAGAAGTGGACCATGCGCCATACAGCTAAACGATTAAATATCTCAGTAGGACAAGTTAGTGAGAATCTTAAACTAATGAAAGCTATATTAAAAGATGTTACATTAGAAAACTTGACGCGCGAACAAGCCCTACAGATTGTGAAGAATGAACATCTACGTACCCGCTAAAGGATTTGGTTCTGCTTCGCTTATGATTCTAGGCGAAGCACCGTTACCAGACGATGAAGCTACGCTTGAACCGTTCTCCGGTAGTAGAGGACGTGAATTAAATCGTGTATTAGCTTCAGCAGGTATCAATCGTAATGATGTGTGGTTAAGTTATGTAAGTAAATACCAAATACCACCATCTGCTAACCCGCGCGAAACTGTACAATCCCGCGCGCATGGCGCAGGCATAGACCTGCAAATTCAGATAGACGACCTACGCCGCGAAATCCAAGCCATACAACCAAACGTTATTCTAGCTCTCGGAGCTACAGCGTTGTGGGCCTTAACTGGTAAACAACCACTAGACGACTATCGTGGCAGTATATTAGGCACATGGCTAGGTGTAAAATTAATAGCCACATACGACCCTAGCAGCTTCAACTACGCTACACAAGCCAAGCAGGAAAAGGATTTTTGGAAGAGGCAGGTCTGTATTGTGGATTGTCGTAGGGCATTGGCAGAGAGTCACACAAAAGAGCTGAACCTACCTTATAGAAATCTGCACGTCGCGCGCAACTCCTCTGACGTTTACCAATTTATCGGAGACAATAGAAAATCTGGCATAGTCGCAAATGACATAGAGGCTAAACATTGTATACCGTGGTGTTATGGTATGGCCTTCAACGTGCATGAAGGTCTAACGGTAAGGTTATGGGATGGCGTAAGTCCTTCGGACTTAGCAAACATATGGATTCAAATAGCGAAGCTAAACATGGACCCGCTAATCAAAAAGGTGGGACAGAATTTTAAGTATGACGAAGATAAGATAAATCGACTCGGCCTGCCAATAAACAAGCTATGGAGCGACACGATGTTAAAAGCATTCGTTGTCAATCCAGAACTCCCCAAAAATCTCGCCTTCAATACATCTGTCTACACGCGCGAACCATTCTACAAAAACGAAGGGATGTATGAAGGGTCAGAAAATGATTTACTTATTGGTTGTGCCCGTGATTCTTGTGTCACTCTTGAGGTTGATATCGCCCAACAACCCGACGTTGACGAATTGGGATTGGAGCTTTTTTATCGGAATTTTATTATGCTCCTTCATCCTCTTTATCTGGAAATAGAGAATGAGGGATTCTGCGTAGATACCGCGCGCCGCGATGAGCTACTCAAAAAGTACATCCAGTGGGACGAGCGACTACGCTTTGAACTGTACAAGATGACAGGTAAATATCTGAATGTTAATAGCTGGAAACAAGTAGACCAGCTTCTATACAACGACCTTAAAATCCCCTACCGAAAAGGCACAGGAGAAGAAGTCTTAACAGGGCTATTAAACAATGTCGTTAAAGATGCCACGCACAAACAAGTTATCGAAAATATTCTTGAGTCGCGCAGAGTTAGGAAAACAATTGGAAACAACCTTGCTGCGCTACGAGATTATGATGGAAAAATGCGAACCACCTACTTCCTCTGCCTCGATACTGGCAGAAGTAGTACGGGACAGCAGGAACCCCCAATCAGACCAACCGAAGAAGTTATCGAGATTGGCGATGATGGCAAAAAGAAGAAAAAGAAGAAAGCGTTAGGCAGCGCGTTTCAAGTGATGACAAAGCATGGAGATATTGGACCAGATATTCGTTCAATGTACGTACCAGAACCGGGTCATGTATTTTTACAAGCGGACAGCAGCCAAGCAGAAGCGCGCGTTATTTTCCTACTCGCAGAGGACTACGAAGCTCTAGAGGATATAGACAAACATGACTATCATGCTCTCACTGCTAGTTGGTTTTTCGGTGGGTCTGAATCTGATTATTCTAAGAAGGTATTGGGTTACGAATCGCCGATTAGATTCGCTGGAAAAACACTTAGACACGCTGGGCATCTTGGTGCTGGAAAGCGTAGAGCCGCTATCGAAACTAATACACAAGCTCGCAAATACAAAATCAACCTTACCATAAGCGAGCATCAGGCTGATAAAGCCTTAAAGATTTTCCACAAGAAACAACCTAAAATCCGCGAAGTTTTCCAAGCGGGCGTTATCACATCATTAGAAAAGAACCGTCAATTAGTTGCGCCAGTTCCGCACGGCATAGACGCGCCGAAAGGTGGAACGCGCATCTTTTACGAAAGGTGGGGAGATGAACTTTTTCGACAGGCTTTTAGTTATATACCTCAACGGACTGTTAGCGAAAATACTAAAGCGGCTGCGCTACGTATCAAAGCACAAGCGCCTTGGATTAAAATACTGGTTGAATCGCATGATGCTCTCCTTGTATCTGTCCCTGTGGAACGCAAATATGAAGCTGCTGCTATTCTTAAAGCCGAATTTGAGAAAGCGATTGATTTTGGCGCATGTAGCTTGGCCCGAGGAAAACTCGTGATACCGTGTGAGATTGAAGAAGGGTATAACTACTATGAATTAAGTAAATTTAAATATGCGGAGGTTTAATGTTCACCATCACACTCACACAAAAAGGAGAAGGTTTCACACCTTCATTTCACCATGAAGTGAAGGGTGACAATCTTCTGGAGGTCATAGCACAGTTCATACTAGTTATAGCTTTGCTACATAAGAAACTGCTAGATGAAGCATATCAGAAACGAGTAGATGACGATGACATACCCTTTTGAAGATGAGGATATGACTAGTGAGGATACTAGTGAAGAAGTATTTTTAATTACAAAAGAAGAAGCGTGCGCGCTCCTTCGAGAATGTAGATATAGCTGGTTTAGTTACGAAAATCCAATAGCAAAGAAACTAATTAGTAGGCTAATGGACTTCGTAGATAGATGAATTGGATTGACGAAGTTCTCGACCAACATAAAGAGCTAGAAACGCCACTCACTTTCTTCTATTGGTCTGGATTAGCGGCTATATCAGCAGCGGTTAAAGACAACGTTTGGTTGTTTCAACAATTTTATAATGTATATCCAAACATATATGTTATGCTACATGCAAAGTCTGGTCTTAAAAAAGGACCAGCCATCAGCATGGCAAAACAGATTGTTAAACAAGTTAATAATACTCGTATCATATCTGGCCGAAGTAGTATACAGGGTATCTTAAAAGAGCTTGGTACAGCTTTCACCCAACCGGGTGGAGTTGTAGTTAATAAAGCTATAGCTTTTATATGCAGTTCTGAATTAAGTAGTAGCATTGTAGATGACCCTGCCGCTATGTCCATTCTGACGGATTTGTATGACCGAAACTGGAACGAAGGTGATTGGAAATCACTACTTAAATCTGAGAATTTTAAACTGCGCGACCCTACAATTACAATGCTCACAGCTACGAATGAGGCGCACAGCGAAGAATTCTTTGGAAAACAGGATATACAAGGAGGCTATTTCGCTCGCACTTTTATCATATATGCAGATAGAGAGAATGCGATTAACTCGTTAGTAGACCCACTAGAGCACGCGCCTGACTACAAATATCTAGCTGCATACGTTAAGAAGTTAGCAGAGCTTAAAGGCGCATTCACACCACTACACAAGACACCAGCCGGTGAATACTACAAAATATGGTACAATGAATTCGCAAGAATGCGTAAAGATGTTGTGGATGATACTGGCACTCTTAATAGGTTTGGGGATAGCGTGCTTAAGGTAGCTATGTTGTTATCGCTAGCGCGCGAACCAAAGTTAGAGATATCGCTAGAAGCGATGGAAGAATCCGTGCTTCAATGCGAGAAGTTAATCGGGCATACGCGCCGCGTCACGATGGGCAAAAAGGGCAGGTCAAGTTTCGCCAATCAAAAAGTGATGATTATAGAGAAACTACTAGCGCGTGAGAACCATATGATGTCGCGCGCACAGCTAATGCTCGATATGCATTATCATCTGAACGCTAACGAGTTAGACGAGATAATGCGCGGATTTGAAGAATCAGGACAGATTAAAGCTGAGCAGCATGGCGCGCAAATACTATACCATATGCCTGACGCAGTTGTGCAGAAACTTCAAGACTGGATGAAGGGGAAAAAATAATGTCTGATGCCCCTGACGACACCCCCACACGCCTCGCACTGAAAGGTGTTAATCACAGCGATGATCAATATCACCTGAAGCAGTTGCGCGCCGAAGTCGCCCGTCTCCAGCAGGAAAATAAAGAATTAAAAGCTGAAAGAGAGAAAAAAAATGACAGCTAAAGTTCGTGTAGACAGAACGCCACCTGGTCAAGACCCTGTATACATGCCACCTAACAAGGGACCATTTAAGTGTTCTAACTGTGAATATTATCCTGCGCCTAACGAGTGTAACAAAGAGGAGATGATAAAAGTTCAGAAGGCTAAAGGAAACGCCACAGTACAACCAGAAGGCTGCTGTAACTACTTCGAGAAGATGTGATAGTCGTTGAAGTTCATAACGGTCCTCACAAATTTATATATGAAGGTGATATAGATTTGGTAAACGATGGCACATATATACGTGTGACCGCGCGATGCCTCTTTCAATATCCGGGAGATATGATGATGACCTCTACGAAGGTATGGGATTTGTTTTGGGTAGAGGATGTAAAGTGTATAAGAAGCGCAGACTCTATAGACCATGCTATAAACATTGGATAAAACGTCATACGTGGCAGGGACCAATACTATCGGAGAATGGTCTACACTACTATTTCTATTGTCAATTCTGTGGAAAGAAGCGGCATGAACTTAGACCTGCTGAAGAAGCTAGTAAAACTAGCCAATAACAACCCGAATGAGAATGAAGCTAATGCGGCTGCGCGAAAGGTGTGCGAGATGCTGGCGGAGGCTAATTTTAATCTTGGAGTTGTTATTGAGCCATTAAATGCTGCCGCTGCTAATGCGATTCGCGCGCAACAGGATGCTTTCAATAGAGCTATGCAAAATCTTTCAAATAGGCCCTATCTATTCATATGCAGAATATGCTTCAATCGTACCCAAACACATAACCTAACACGATATATGGATAAAACTTGTGAAAGGTGCAGAAAATAGATGTTCTATCTACTTGGTGTGGACCACAGCGACAAAGCATATATTATAGCTAAGAATCCTATGCATAAAGTCATATATGATGAATCAAAAAAGCATAGTATAGGCAGCGGCCCTAATGATTGGAAAGAGATTATGGTAGTCTCTGATAAATTCACTAAAGATTGTGATGATTCTAGGGCTTCCGAATAGGCGAAAATCCCCTCGTTGGATTAAACAATGATTTAGGTGGTGCTGGTGGATAAGTCTGCTCGCCTGCTCCAATAGCTCCTGGTAGAGATACCGCTGAAGTACGCCACCAATTAGGGTCATCCTTTTGAATCTCTAATACTTCATTAATAAACATAGGTGTTACTAGATTAGCTATCACTTTAGATGTATTTCCAGCTTCACCTTTCATACCAGCCATCTCTCTGGCAAAATCTAATACTGCGTTATTATCAATTTTTCGACCACTGGCCCAATCGTCAATCGCGCCAAGAGTAGGACTGAATTGATTCTCCATATAGCTCTTTTGGTATTTGTTACCAACACCAAATACTAGACTAGTATGTGTTGGTGTATCGAATCTACCTAACTTCTTTGTTTCGCCAGTCGTAGAGCTAGTTATCTCACCCTTCCTCAAGCGCGCAGCCGCCACTACAATCTGTTGAAATCCCCTAAACATATCTATACGAGTATTTCCAATTCTAATCTTACCAAAATCAGCAGAAGTTGGATTCAATTCTACTGAGCCTAATTTTGAATTAGCTATTATAGCACCTACTGTAGTACCAAATGCTAATACCGCAAATAATGATTTTAAAGCTTCTTTTCTAACCATCCACGGCAGATTTTTATAATATATAGGATTCATCATAGCGAGCATACTGGCCTTTAGTCGTGGTGAGAAAAAGGCCATATTCAATTCTGTGGCAGCAGCTTCAAGTTTTCCTAATGAACCTTGACCTGTGCCATTATTAATGAATCGAGCTATCGCGCGCCCCATTTCTGGAGTTAATTGTTTGGTAGCTTTAGCCTGCTCCATCATATTTTCAAACGTATCAGTTCTAATCTTATTCAAAAATATGGCATACGCGCGATTCGAGCCTGCCACTAGTGGTATGTGACCTACCGCAGTAGCCATGAAACTTTCTTCACGCTTATCCATTGGGCCGTTAATTTCAGTAATACGTAGGCCCATTTTCTCAGCTATAGATTTACCAAATCTAGCATCACCATTTTTATCTAATCGTGGATTTCCTTTAGAATCTGTCATTAAAGGATGAACAAAGTATTTTCTAGTCTCTAAATCTTGCTTAAAACCCTCCCAAACTTTCTTAGAACCATATGCTCTAATCATTGTACCAAAAGACTTCCAATACTCACCACGTAGCATCATAGGAGATGCTTGGCGCAGAACAGCATGGAAGTTTACAGATGCCATCAGAGCTTTAGGTAAATTAACTACTTCATTGATAATTTTCATTGGCACTTTACCCATAGCGCCAAGACCACCATATAATAGCTCTATTTCACTACCAAACGCTTGGTCTAACAATTTAATCTGGCTATTTTGTGGTATTTTATCACCATTTAAGAGAGATAGCAGACCTGTGCCAGCATGAAGTTTTTCAAACTGGTCGATATTGGGTGAATCCATTAGAGCTTGAAATAGTAAATCAGCATCTTTCTGATTAAATTGATTTCTAAGCGCAGGACCGGGGTCTACTTTTGCGTATGGACCTGCCATCTTAGATAGGCGCGAATAGAATCCCGCTTCGCCTTTTTCTGGATTTACGGCTGCCGCGCGCCTAATTCTTCTCCCTCTTTCCGCTGTATACGATGCTTCTTGTTCAGCGCGCAAATCCATCGCTTCTTGTATAGCATTATTTAATTTAGCTACAGCTTCTTCAGGAGTATTTACAGGTCTGGGAGCAGCTCTTTTTCTAGGGCGTCTAGCATCGCTAGGAATATCTCCCTCTCCCCCTGGTCCTTCAGATTTTTGCTGGACTCCCGTTCTGCTAAGAAGGTCCTCTTTAGTTGCTGGACGCCCCCTTGACTCTTGATAGATTGATGAAAGTTCCTGAATGTCTGCATTGTATCGCCCAGGGATATCTGAGAAGATTTTTTCGAGTTTGTCGGCGGACGCGAAGGCTTTTCTGGGTCCATAATTTGCGAACACCACTCCTAGTCTTTTGAGCCAAGATACGCTATGCCCCATATTAAGACCACCATGATTAGTCTGGTGTTGTAAATAAGCTTGGAAAAATTTACCCAAACGCGGGTCTTCTATTTCATCAGTATCAAATCTTGGAGGTTCTGAAGGTGATTCAGTCCCAATATGTGCGGCCTCATGCATCTGTGTAAATGTGCCATCCAACGCGGCACTATCAGGACTTTCCGTATTAATCCTGTGAAACGGATTAAGCAGAATACTAACCTTACCCGTTTTCGGGTTAGGTATCATAATACCATGTGAAGTCGGGTCTAAAATTAGACCTACACCCTCTAGAGCTTCAGCCCAATCTGTGTTTCCAGTAGCCTCAACTATGTCATTAATAGTCTGGTCATAATGTTCTATTAAAGCCTTTACAGAATAGCTATTTTCAAAGTATTCTTTTTCTTCTGGTGTAAGCCGTTCTCCTGGGTCAAATAGTAAAGGTGTACGTTCTGTAGTTATACCAGGAAAGGTCTTTTTTGACATTTCATCATATAATTCTTGTACTCTATTCTTTTTCTTCTCTATTTGAGGATTAGATACGTATTTTTCTATAATCTCATTTACTTTTTTAGGTATTGGTTCTTTCATAGATTCTCGTTGGGTAGGAAATGGATATTCTTTTGTACCTTCTTTAGCATTAGGATGGACATTAAGGATAAGATTTGATGGTATATCTTCAACTTCTTCAGGAAGATGATAATATTTAGTATATTGAAAAATACCATTGTTCAATACTCTTACAGGTATATAACTCTTTTTTCTAGTTTTGTCACCTTTAGGTATGGTAAGTTTAAAATCATGACCTTCTATTTTTCCCTCCCAAATATGAGTATCATCAGCTGATTTTGCTATGGAAACGTATGGGGGTTCACCAAGACTTTTAACATAATTTCTATCTTTAACAGATATATTCATATCTAAATCTCTGCTATACAGCATCATATCTTTTATCATATCATTAGCTGGACCCTCAAGCTGATTCTCTAATAATGTAGTTTTAATAGTTGTTCCCGTTGGAACAGCATGAGATACGTTTCTCTGTTTAGGCATAACGTGTTTTAAAAATTCACGTTTTGTGCCTGCAATTGTAGTCTCTACTTTGTAGGGAAATTCATCAGCTATAGTGGTAGATTCAAAATGTTTACCACCAAGCATATACGGAGCTTTACCTACGCCTTTTCCACCAGATGCTCCTTCTTCATTTACCTTTCCCGATTTATGTAAAGTTGTAAATACATCTTTAATTTCATCTAAAGTCATACCCTTTCCATTATCATGAACAATTAATTTTCGACCATTAGCTGCTGATGGTATCTCTATCTCAATATAGCCATCTTTGCCAAGATGCTTAACAGCATCCATAGCATTTTGCATAGATTCACGCACCATTATAGCTTCTGTTGGTGCTTCATAACCAGTGATTAATTCATTTGCAGCAGCTTCGGTATCTGTTTCTATTTTAATGCCACCCTGCGCTGATTCTGCGCGAAGCGGATTTCGTCCAGTATTTTTAGTTTCTATAGCAGCTTTTCGAGTGATATCCCACTGTAGTTGGTTTAAATTATCATACTTATTAGGGTCTAGCCCCACTAATCTAGCTTCTTTAGCAGCCTGCTCCCATTGTTTTTCAAATGATGCTTCTTTATCTAATCCTTCTCCAGACGTACCTTTAAATAAATCATCAGATTTAAATGGTCTGCTAATACGCTCTTGTTCTATAGTAGGTACTTCATCGCCTTCATCACCCAATTCAGGCATATCTTCTAAATCGTGTGCTGCTTGAATATTATGCATCGTATCAAATGCTTGGTCGCGCGTTATTCTCCCACGTTTGTAATCTTCCTGAGTTATACGAATCGCCTCGTCGGGAGGCATAGTCTTTATACGATATTTAGATAGTGGTTCACCTGCTGGTTGATTGACAGGTTCGCCAGAATCTTCTGGTTCAAGTTGTGGAGGTGTATAATTCGCATTTTTCAATGCGATATAACCTAATACTTTGCCGCGCCACGTTTCGCCCTTTTTCTTAGAGCGCGCGCCGCTCGATAGGATATCTCGATAGTCTGTATCTGGCGCTTTTATCTTATCTAATGCTTCTACTTGGTCCATCCAGTGTTTAGCTGATGGGTCTACCTGCGGTGGTATTTTAGCTATCGGCGCAGCAGGTTGTACTGGTGCAAATGGCTGTACAGGCGGCTCAGCAGTAGCTAAAGGTCTAACCGGAGAAAATAGCGCTGCACCGCGCGCTGCTTCAGTTTGTCCACTACCTGCTCTTTTAATACCAGCAGGCTCAATATTTCCAGCTTGTTGAGCTTGTAATTCCCAGAGTCTCTTGAAATCTTCAGGATGGTTAATAAATTTATGTAGTTGAATAATATCAAAATCTGTAGCCCCACCGGGGCCAAATTTATGGTCTTGATTTACACCATTTATCCAAACATGGGTGGTGCCATCCATATCAGTTACAGTTTTTACTGTGGGTTTTCCACCCTTATTCATTAATTCTTTGCCAATTTGCATTAATGCATCTTCGTGTGGTGCTGCTTGTGGTGCTGGCGCAGGCGCAGCTTTAATAGATACGTTAGATTGTGCCATAGGCGCAGCAGATGGCGGAGCCGGTGCATTAGTTAAATCTTGTACAGGAGAAAAAGGTGCTGCCCCTGTAGCTTGCGGTGGTGCTACGGGAGTAGGCGCAGCAGGCATCGCAGGTTGTTCTACAGGAGCAGCGGGCGCAGCTTGTGGTGGCTGTGCCTGTTCAGGAGGTGTAGATTTTATATCAGTAAATGGAGAAACTGGCGCAGTCGGCTCTGCTTTTACTACAGGAGGTGGTACAGGCGTTTTCTTCATATTCGTCATAAATAGACGAGTTATTTGAAGCATACCATCTGCTCTATCTAATGTGCCATCCTGTACAGCTTTCTGGATGACAGCTATTTGAGCCTGAATTTCAGGCGGTACAGTCGCTTGAGTGCGCGGTGCAGGTGGAGGTATATTAGATGGCGCAGTTATAGGCGCTTGTGGCGGCGCTTCCGGTGGCGGTTCTACCGGAGAAAATGGTTGTACAGGTGGTGGCGGGGGTGGTTCTGGTGCTGCGCCAGCATTTTCCGTCAATCCTAGTGGTGATTCTGGTAGTTGTCTATTTACTGGTACTCTAGGTGCGCCGGGTTCTGGTGGAACGCGCGAATACTTAAATGAACCTTCTGGTGGGTCCCATACGTATGGTTCTCCACCTTCTCTACTCACAACGCGTGGGTCTTGTGTAGCTAAAAATCCTAGAACATTCTTTGATAATTCAGGTCCACCACCATAAAAAGTGCGTGATGCAGCAGCCATACTGGTAGGTAGAGAACCCGCAGCATGTTCTCCAAATTCTTGAACACCTGGTATTTGCATTAATTCTGGGCCTTGTATATTTGGTACTTCTTCACGTCTACCAATACCTAAAACCTGACCTACCCTTTTTAATGGTGATAATCCTAAATCTAATGGTCCACCTGCATTTTTGTCGCCTTCAGGCAAGGCTCCGCCTGAAGGAGAAGTGGCCCAATCTATAGCTTTTCTACCTCTATCAACTTCTTGACTAACTCGATTAGATAAAAATTTACCTGCGCTGCCAAATGCTTGGGCAGCCTTATCATAAAACGGCTGTTCTGGACCTTGCGCGGTTGGATTTTGCGCCCAACTCGCTAGGTCAGAATATTGGGGATATTTGGCTAATATTTTCTGTTCTAACTCGTCGTCTGGTATATCATCATATTCAGGATATTTTGAGCGTATTTTCTGCACCAGTGGACTTTGTGGTCCAGCCATTAGCGTACCTTTAATGGGTCGTTTTCGCCGCCCATATCACGAGGTTCTTTAACCGTATCCGTAGTGCGCGAACCCGCTGGATTTCCCTGCGCATCCCTAGCTGTAACAGTAGTTCTGGATACAAATGGGATACCCTTCTGTTTTAGAATACTCTCAAGATATGTCTCATGTTTATCTCTATCTTCATCACGTAATTGGCCTTCGTGTTTTAGCCTTTCTTCTCTTAAAGCAGATATATCAATTATAGCTTGGCGTGACGCTGCGTTAGCTTTATCACGCGCATCTTGAGCTTCTTGTCTTAACTGTGCGTTAAACTGTTGACTAGCTAATTGGCGCTCTAGAAAATCAGCATGTTTCTCAAATTCATCAGTTTTACGTTGTATCTCCATAATCTTAGTTTCATAAATATTAGCATTCTTCTGTATAGCATTATTTAGTGTATCACGTTTAATAGAATCTTCACGCGCTCTTTGGTCTGCGGTGCGATAGTTACCAACCTGCTTTTCTTCAACTTCTGCCGCTTTTGTTAGACCTCTTGCGCGGTCATCGAAGCGTTTAGACGCGCGATTAAATGGACCTTCTAATACCTCGTTTCGCGCGGCGATACCTTCTTTTACGTCATCTTTAAAACCTACCATCTGACCGCCAGATATACCACCTGCGCTTGCTCCAGAACCAGCAGCTATACCAGCTAGTATTCTACGGCCTAAAGATGGCTTATAATCATCAGGATTAGGAGCTTCCTCTAGATACATCTTTTTAAGTCTATCCAATAGCGGTGTTGGATACTGTTTATCATTTGATAAACTAGATAATGGACTATCTGGTGTATCTGTAGCCGTACCAGAAGTAGACGGTTGTGGTGGTGCTGTATCATCTGCTGAATCAGGGGGATTATTTACATCACTACTCAAACTAGCTAGTGGACCTATTGGTTTATATGCTTCATCTTCTTCTGGAGCTTCGTTATCTGGCGCTGGTTCTTTAGATTCGTTATCGTCAGGCGCGCCCTGTGGTAGATTAGCTAACGGATTTTCCACGTATGGATTATCTAATGCCGAAAAGCCTGGCTTAGCCAGTTTACGAAGCGGTGATGCTAATGCCATTATCTTGACTCCGCCAACGCTTTGCATGTGGCAAGCATAATGCCCATAACGTCAATTAATGCGATATCTTCACCATTACCAACCCCGAATACTTCCTTAAATTCTTCAGCCATTGGCCCAATGTGTCTCGTACCAGTTGGGTCAATCTCTGCCTTATAGTTCCAATTATAGATAGTGAGTTTCTTGAGCTTATCAAGAATATTAACTTCAGCAGGGACGATATTTTCCTTATATTTAATAGAGGACATGCCTGCGCCCATCATAGCGATTTTACCCGCTACGCCGACTGTGCCACCGATGTTACCAAGCGCCTGCTGATAATTACTTGGTATCTGAGACTGTTTAACCTTCTGATTAACCAGTTGGTCAGATTCTTGATTCTGTAGAGATTGGAGGCCAAGATTCTGCTGATTGGCTCCCAATACCTGATTTCCAAACGTACCAGCTAATCCCGGCGATGCGCCGAACATACCTGTCATACCTTGCAGAGCGCCTAACTGTGCGCCTGTTAATCCTTGTAATCCTTGCATTCTGCCCTGCTGAATCATCTGTGCGATGCCAGCATTAGCAGAGATATTAGCGTCAGATACACCATAATTAGACTTCCTAGCTAGGTCTGCTTGTGCAGCAGCATAGTTAGGCATATAGCCGCCAGTTCGCGCCATTTGCGTTTTTAGGTCGTTTTGCGCGTTCTCGTAGATTGCGCGTGTAGGAGCGATAGCGCGCGCTCGAATATCCTGTATGCCTTGTGGCGTAAAACCACCAGTCATAGCCATATCTTGCCAGCCGGGAACAGCTCCAGAAGGTCCAGAGCCATCAATACCACCACCGCCACCTTGATATCCAGGGTCGCCTGGAGAATATTTCTCCCAAGCATCTCCACCTTCATTAGATTTTAAATTCCAATTACCAGAACTATCATTTATTCGGTAGAGTTGACCATTAACCATTAATGAGTCCATCCTACCATATTTATCTACAAGACCATCCTGCACATCATAGCCTTTGGCGCGCAAGCCATCAGCTAACATATTGGCGCCAGAATGGTCTTTATTATCATTCATCGCTGCTGCTGATGGTAGTCCTTTAGCTATTTCGCTAAAATCATTAGCTAATTGTGGACCACCACCAGGACCAGTACCACGATAATTAGCAGGATTATCAGGATTTCCACCTACGTGGACTAGCCCACCACTCTGTTGTTTGGCTTGTAGTGTATTACCACCACCTACTTGTGATGCACCAGCACTACCAGTATAACTAGCAGGTGGATTATTACCAGCTAATCCTTGTCCACCGCCAGAGGGGTCAGCAGACATATTAGGAGTATTAGAACCAAAACCACCGGGTCGCATACCTCCCTGCGGAGGTTGTCTAGGTGTACCGGGAGGTGCAGGAATAGCTTGTCCTGGTCCATTATTTCCAATAGGTAGACCATTGTTACCAAGATTATTTCGAGAAGCCTGATTAATATTACTTTGCTGACCAGCATTAATTGATGGTAGTGACGTAGGAAACGGGTTATAGTCCCCAGTCATACCTCTATTTTGTGATGGGTTATAGCCACCAGATGAACCGCCAGATGGCGCGCCACCACTTAAAAATGACCTATAGCTATCCATAATGCCAGAATAGTCAGGTAGGTTCTGATTGACACCTGCCCCATAATTCTGATTCATATTGTTATACATCGTACCTGTTCTTTGGACGTTTAAGTCCTGAGCAGGCTGTACTCTAGCCTCGTTTTGATTGGTAATTAACTGTCCAGTTTCGCCACTATCACCTTTAGCCATTATTTACCCTTTCAACGTTCAAAACGAGGGATTCACCCTTACAAACCTGAAATTGGTACTTAAACATGAGTTTTCGCCACGCTGGGTCTACTTTTATGAATGCGTGAATCTGGTCAAAACCAGCTTTTCCGGCTAAAAATTTGTTCAGTTCTAGTACGCTTATTAGAGCTTTAACACGATTTTTAGCTGCTGAATCTCTATTTGTTAGAAGTATGGCTTCTGTAGTCAATTTTAAGCATCCACCCGTTATGATATGATTATCTTCTTCTACTACGAATGCGCCCAGACAATGATGGTAGAAGTCTGGAAATTTAAATTCGTCGGCATAATATTTTGCATGAATCTCCTTCAATGCTATCAGGTCCGACTCATTCATCGCACGTAGATTCATACTAACCAGCTAATCCTACTTCGCCCTCCGCTTGGAACGTCAACGCTGCTGCTGAACCAGCGCCACCAACGAGAAAATCCGCTGCGTCTAGACGTAGTTGGCCGTTCCAATCTACGTAGCTATTTGCTGGAACTGGTGAAGCAGTACCCATAAATTCGGTGCCTGCTACGTTACCGGCTGTCGCGCCAACATAGAGTGAAAAGGTGACAGGTGCGGCTGTCTTATTCACTATACGAATATGCCGCAGAATGATATAGCTCGCAGTTGGTGTATATCCTACACCTGCACCTGCCGCTGCGGGGTTGAGAATATTCGTTGTGAGTGTAGCTGAAAGCGCGACGGGTCCAAATCTCTGAATCTTGTTCTGTGCCATTCTGATTCTCCTTTTTTAACCAAGTATTCGTGTAAGCTTAGCTTTATATAGTAAATTACCCCCCGCAGGGATACCACTATGTTGTGCTAGAATGTTCCATACACCAACCCATGTATCAATTGGATTTAACCATACTTGTAAAACTCCTGACCCATCACCACCACCTACAACTTGTGCATGAGCTATATAATCAACTGTTGCATGACGACGTAAATAAATACTAGCTGTATATAACCCACCAGTCATGCCACCAAATGTTATACAATCAAGTATTTGAACTGCGGCTGTAGATACATAATAAAATCTAATATAAGTTGGTAAAGCCGCACCAAAATAATGAAATTCAAATTCTACATGTATTGTATCATATATTCCAAGACCAACACCCGATATACTACCATTTAAGAATATAAAATTGGTAGTTGCTGCATTACTATCTACTCCAGATAATTTTCCATTAACTATATACCCTGGTGCTCCTGTAGCACCAGTTGGTCCTTGTGGTCCTGTAGCTCCCGGTGCGCCTGTAGCACCTGTAGGACCAGTTGCACCAGTTGGACCTGTAGGACCTACAGACCAAGTATTATCGCCTCTTAAAAATTTAGTATTATCAGCGGGATATCCAAGGATTTTAGTAGCATCTAATGGTGTAGTATCTAGACCACCAGGAGCGCGCAACTTACCAGTTAAATAAATATTATTGGGGCGCGCGCCTGTCGTTAAACCAATATCATTCGCACCATCTACAGCAGCTAAAATGTTGCCTGCGCCATTTACAATCCACTGATTTACGCCATTATTCTGTATGATAAATCCTGGATTCGCGCCAGTTACTTCTGCACCGATACTCATAGTCGCACCGTTTCGCGCGACTATACGTGAACCTAATGAATCTATTCTAAGTGTTAAATCTTTACCGCCAAGAGTCGGATTTTGAAGTCCAAAATTAGTAGAAGTACCACCGCTAATAATTCCGATAGCATCGGCATTTGGTCTATAAAATCCCAAATCTGGCTGGCTGTTAAATGCCATTTTTGGATTAGTTAATGTGCCGTCGTCTACGGCTATATTTTGTACTCTATCTGCACCACCTAATTCGTGTGTAGCATGATGCGCTCCACCTACACCACCTGTTCCCGGTGGACCCTGTGGGCCTATTTCTCCTTGTTCTCCCTGTTCTCCCTGTATTCCTGGTGGACCAGTTGGGCCAGCTACACCAGCTATTCCCTGCGGACCAGTAGCGCCCACAGAACCGGGAGGACCAATAGGACCAATATCGCCATCATTACCATCCTGACCTGGTATTCCTGCTGTTCCTTGTGGCCCTGTATTTCCAGTTAATCCTGCTGGCCCCTGCGGTCCCATAGGACCAGCAGCACCATCTAATCCATCTACACCATCTTGTCCAGCTATTCCTGCCGGTCCTTGTGGACCTGTAGAACCGGGTATTCCTTGTGGTCCTTGTGGGCCAACTGCACCATCTACGCCATTGGTGCCGTTAATACCATTTTGACCATCAATACCATCAATACCGTCTAATCCTGCTATACCTTGTGGTCCCTGTGGGCCTTGTATTCCTTGTGGACCAGTATTTCCAGTATTTCCGGGAATTCCTTGAATACCTTGTGGACCTATTGGTCCTACCGGACCTACATCACCAGTATCACCAGTATCACCCTGTAAACCCTGTACACCTGCTGGACCTTGTGGTCCTGTATTTCCCTGTGGTCCCGTGTTACCTATTGGACCTTGTATACCAGTTAATCCTATTGGTCCTTGTGGACCTATATCTCCAGTATCTCCTTTTTCTCCATCTAATCCCGGCGGTCCACTCGGTCCCGGTATTCCTTGTATTCCTGCCGCACCATCCGTACCAGTAGGACCACTAGGCCCAATAGGACCAATAGGGCCAGTATCTCCTGTATCACCTATTTCACCTTGAGGACCGGGTATTCCTTGCGGTCCTTGTGGACCAGTATTAGTTGGTGGTACAGCGAATACATTATCACCGCGCAAAAACTGAGTAGCGTTTGATGGAAAACCACCTAATAACTTAACATCTACTATGTCACTTCCACCAATTTGGTGTGTAGTTGCGTGTGCAGATGGTGTTGTGCCGCCACCACCGCCGGGAGGCACTTGAAATGTGCCATCGCCTCTTAAGAATTTAGTTATATCAGCAGGATAACCTGCTAATAATTTAATATCTACTGGGTCAGTACCACCATTATAATGAGTAGCTGCATGTAGTCTTGGCTCGGCTAAAACACCTGTGGTCATCACAAGTATTTCGCCCTGCGTTGCGTGACTCCTAGTTACAAAACCAACTCGTTGTGCATAAGCTGGAGCTACTGGTAGTATGATTGTAAAGCCACCAGCTACGGTTGAAGATACGAATAATGATACACCTTCAGCAAATGCCGCTGTATTAACTTGTTGTAGCGTGCCGGAGATTAATACGCGGGTAAATGCGTTATTCGCGCCATTGTCTAGAACAATGCCTATAGCTGGCATCGTATTAATGTTATCAGACCTAGCTGGACGTATTAATACATTTGCACCACTAGCTCCTATAATATAAGCTGCTTGGCCGCGTGTCATGCCAGCAGGTTCGTTAATTTTAGCTATTAGAATATTGTCGGCGGCTAATCGCGCGCCACGACCAACGCTATCCTTATATTCTATTTGCGTATAGCCATTAACGTCTAAGGCGAATACGCGCGCTACATCAGGTAAAGGGTTAGGATATGTGCCTTCTACAAAATCATAATATGGTGGTAGCGTTACAACTCCGCCCCCACCACCCGCAGCACCAGATGCTAAAATTTCGCCATGCGCATTAGATTGTTCTGCTGTATCTCTTAAACGATGAATTAGACCTTTTATAGCGTTATAAGCCTGTGGGTTATCCTTCGCAAAACGAGAGGATACGAGTTGGCCTTCTAGAGCCGATATAACTTTTATATCGACAGGCATTATCTACCGACGCCCTGCGACCAAAGCGGTTTAGCGTATATAATGATACGATTCACTACAAAACGTTCATTTATAGCGAGCGTTTCAAATTTCAGATACGCACGCTGCGACTTAAAATTAGCTAGTCGAACAGGCTCCCATTCTGTAGTATCTTCCATAACTAATGGAACAAGCTGGCTAGAGCGTTTGTAATCCAATGTATAAAAAGTTGGTACAAGATTACCAGTACCATTAACGCGAATACGAACCGCGCCAAAATGGTTGATACCTTCGTCGCCACCTTGAATCTCTTTTGTGTCTACCATTAGTGTATCCAGAAGGGATTAGGTATGGCTACTACTTGTTTTGCGCCAGTATCATCGCCGGGAGTAGCTATGGCGGTCCATAGCGTATCATTCGTTTTACCGGGTTTTATGTAGTAAATACCACTAAATGGTCCTTTAAATGTATTAGTCACGGTGACAGTTACAGAATCACCAGTTCCTAGAACTATGGCGTTAGCTGGATTTCCGTTACTAGGGGTTAAGACTGAATCATAATTAGGATTTGAAAGTTCACCTATTGAGTATGTTCCGGGTGGCAAATTATCAAATAATACACTTTGACCACTTTTTAGACTGAACGTAGTTGGAGTTAATCCCGTAGCTGTAAAATTGAATATTTCATCCTTCTGAGATGGCGGTGAAGTAGCTTTTGTAACAGTTATTTTACCTGTACCAACAGGAGCAGCAGGAGCACCATCTGTTCCAACTGCCAATATCCAGAATGTGCAGGATTCTGAATATCCAAATCTTGTAGGTACTTCTGCTGGAGTGATATAGTCGCCAAAAAACGTACCAACTGAGTAGTTTTGGTGAAAAATTCGCTTAATAACTGCACCAGTTACAGCATCGACTTTAATGAAATAACCAAAAAAGATACCATCTCTGGCAGGATTTCCAACAGGACTACCGGGTAGCCTCGCATTATCTGTATTTCTATGCCAAAATGTCATCCCATCTATAGTTTGGGCTAGACGCGCGTCTGTGCTATTAAGATGATTAATACCAAGACTAGCAGGTGTATAAGTATTTAGAAGTACGCCAGTGGCACTATAACGACGTATCTCACCAATAGTACCCTGAAGGGTGCCTACTACAGAACCATCTTGTAGACAAACTGCGTTACGTGCCCATGATGCGCCAGGTATACTTACTATCTGTGACAATGGTAAATCATTTACCATATCCCAACGAGATATACCACCAGTAGCATCATTCGCGCTATTGAATAAATATGCTATAGAACCATCAGGAGAAGTGCAAATTGACGATATATTTGGAGCATTAGATATCTGAGATGTAGAAAATTCTATAACGCCTAATGCGCTGGCACGCCCTATCTTCCAGTGACCACCACTTGACGCTACTTGATAGAGAAAGTAAAATTTGTTGTTGAAGCGATTTGCTCGTGCATCGCGCAGATAAATCGAAGGAGTTGGTATAGGTGTCGAAGCTATGAGATTGAATGCGAAATCATAAAAATATAATTTAAGTGGCCCACCATCGCCATCATTTCCAATCATACTAGTGCCGTTATTTAATGCATCGCCGTTTTCTCCGGCGGGCATTGAATAGATATATTTTAATGCTTTATAATTCTCTGTAGTCGATAACAAAGACAATGGAAAATTATCAAACGTACCATCGCCACGAGCCAGATGGCCGCTATCATCATTAATAGCTATACTTTCCGCAGGTGCTACAGCTAATGGAGAAAATTGCAGAAGTGATATATTAGCATAAGCTGGAGTCGTTGTTATCGCTACATAATAGGGTATAAGTCGAAAATAGTATGTTTCACCAGCATTTACAGGAAACTGTATGGGGTCACTTAAAGTCCCACCACCTATAGAATCATGAACGCCCATATAATTAGTGGTTATTTGAGGACCAAGATATACATATGCTATTGGACAATAATGTCCAGATAGTGCTAAATCACTATATCCCCAAAAGTTTAATATGGCCTTAACAGGAGAGGTATACTTATAATATAATTCTGGAGCCACACCACCTACGTCTGCTCGTTGAGTATATGTAGCTGGTAAAGTTCCTAAATCTATGGCACCACCTATAACAGTGTTAGGTGGGAGAGGACTAGCATAAGTTGTGCCAGCAGTTCCACTGACAGACCACGGACGGCCTTTTCCACTAGAATCAGCTAAATCTGCTGGACTTGTGAGAGGTGTGTATGCCTGAATACTAGATGTTATCTTATAAGTTGTAAGAGGCCACTGTTGTAAAAGATTTCCAAGAGCAAATTGTACGTTCCATTCGCCAACATATGCTACAGCTATATCTGATACACCAGATGAGCCATCCTTAGCTATAAATTCATCAGTATGGGTAAATGTTATAAGACTAAGATTTATAGTTTGGGTCCATACAAGAGCGCCATTTATATAGAATTTAACAGATACCGTATCAAATACTATAGCCCATGAAAACCACTCGTTTAGTGTTAGAGGTATAGCTGGAGAATCAAAAAAATTAACTCCATCATATATTTCAAGCATAACATCGTTAACGCCTTTATTAGAACCCATCCAGATATATGGCGTAGAATAAGCGATATCACCATAGTTATAATACGTTCTAGATTGTCCAGTACCCGGTGTAGCGTTTATTGGCGCGAACCAACCAAGACGGGTCCAACCTGCACCATCGTTAGGTAGAAATGCACCGCTGCGTGTAAGACCCGAATTTGTGCCTGTAAATGCGATAGACATTATGGGGTCGCCAACTGACGAGAACCAATTATCAACTTATTAAATTCTATCAACGTTATGGTCGTAGCTTCGATATTAAACTTCCACTTTGCCCATTTAATCTTCATATAGTCCATACCATTCGTATAGTCGCCAATTAACATCTGTTGATTGGGTAGTGTAATATATAGCATTTGATCAATAGAATCGTTCATTATCTGAATATTTAAGAAGTTGGTTCGCGTAAGGGTGAACCAATAATCTTTTATCTTCCAAGATAATTCTGGACGACGGAATGTGCCATCGAATATCATAACGCCTGAAAAATCAATGATTACCAAGAATTCGATATTAACGCCGCCACTATCCAATACGGTGCTTAATCCATGAACTGAACAGCCTACACCTTCATCTATGATAGACAAAGGCCATCCAGCCGGCTCACCACCAGTATCGCTATATGAGAACGTGCGAGTAGGCTTAAATAGATAAAGAATATCTCTAAATTCAGAAGCGTTACTTAAAGCTGTAGCATCTATCGGTGGTATGAGTAGACCAGATATTTGGTCAAATGCTTCTGGCTGACCTGTGACTGATACGCGCGCTAGCCCCTGATTCTTCTGCTCTGCGTAGCTAACTAGGCGATTGTGATATACTGTGAATCCCACTCCAGCAGGGATTTTATCAAATAAATTGAATAGATAAGAAGCATCCTCAAGAAGTTCTGAGTCAAAGAAATCCACCGATAGTGTTGTATCTGTATTATTGTCTATTCTACCGTCTGGCAAAAAGAAGAATTGATAGCCATTTTCTAAGTCGTGCGTAAATTGCACATCAGAGACAGCGTATGTAGCAACTATTCTACGAGCTACTACAAATGGGTCTGGTGATACTGGAATATTAGATATATCAATCTTCGATACACCATCTGCGTATATTTCTGCGAAGCACTTCATCGCAGTTATAAAGCCGGTATCAGTTTCGTATGCTACAGCAAATACATGATGCCCAAATTCTACGTGGCCCGCAGCACCTAATCCTAATCCTAATGGTCCTGTAGTTGGTCCTGCGCCTGCTGCCAAACGTGCAGGTAGCCCCTTACCCCGATATACATAAACATATTGGTCAGCAAGACCATGCACGCCCTGACAAGGATTGATGTAGGCATATCCAGCCCAATTCTGAAAACCAAAATCTGTCATCCCTGCGATGGTCAGAATTGGTGTAAATGGTGTAGGAGACTTATCGTGGTAGATATTTCCCTGGTCATCAAGAATCAGGAGAGATTCTTGAGCTACTGGGTCTGTACCGTATAGATAGGTGTAAATGCGAAGAACGCGCGGATACGCTGAATACGTGTCTAATCCGTCGCGCGTAGAGAATCCAGATTCTTGATACTGGATATTTTGGCAGTCGGGAAAATGGTCAGCCGGGCAGGATTCGTCATCGCCGCGCTTCCAAAATCCGTTAAATTCTTCAACTACTATTGGTTGATGGTCGCGTAGCATGTATTTCTGCGTTAAAGATGCGCAGCCCCTTGAGATTTACGCGATTGTGTCTGGATACCACTTACCAACCGCAGGGTCGTAGATAAACGCGAATATGAGAAAACGCGTCATCGTTCCTGCGATAGCGATATTTCCAGTGGCATCCCATGTGCAACCACCAACATCGGTACTGAAAAAATAAATAGGTCCGTTAAAGTATTGACTAGGTGGTGTGATTGTCTTAATCACCGTATTTCCAGTGATACGATGCATGATATCGGTAGGTGCGATAACGTTTGCAGACGCCAACGGTGCGATAGTTGGGTCTACAACTGCACCTCTACCAAACATCTGCGGTGCGCCAATAATCGTCTGTCCCATTACACCCATCTCCTTCCGCCAGCTAATGTCCACGGTCTGCGTCGAGTGCGCGTGCGTTGCTTAGTTTTTACGCCAATTCGTATCAAATCACTTAAAAAACCACCAGCTTCCTTCTGCAAATCTGCCCCACGAGTGGGATTTTCACCAATATCTAGTGCAGCGATAGAAGCGATTTTACAAATCATGAATAGCTGAGAGTTATTGACACTTATGATACTTGATTGGTCTGTAACTACTATTAGACGCTTGATATAGTCTAGTTGTACGTCGCGAGCAGACAGCGCGCCTACAAACTTAATATCTTCTTCTCTATAGACCCAATACCTCAAATTCTCAGTAGGTAGAATATTTGGCTCCCACATACGCATTGTCATGGGAGTATATTGGTCTTGTGAGCCACTAAGACGTTCTGATAAACGCTGTGGCTCTAACATATCCGCTGGTAGTAGTGGTGGACCAGTAGGAGGAAAAGCTAAACTTTTTGTACCTGCTGGCACAATTATTGGCGCTGTGCGCTTCTCCAATACAAGTATTCCATACAATTCAAGCTGCATCTGTAGTTCGTCAGCAGCATCCTGCGCGTATGGCATTAGAGCATCGTTAGTGAATAGCGTCTGCTCTGAATCGTTCAGTTTTGCTGCCGCGCGTGGAAGAATAGATGCTACTGTGTATCCCATTTTACTTCACCGAAGCCATTATCTTGTCATATGCAACTTTATTAAGTATATGGCCGCAGCTAATGCACTTAACAGCTCCAAAATTAACCACATTTTGACAAACCGGGCATTTCTCAGCTTCTTCATTCGGGAGCGGAGATAGCCAATCACGTTTAAATCCTAGCATTTCGGCAGCAGAACGCTGCATATCGCTTATGCCAAATGGAGTGCGTGTTTTAGACCACGTATCGTCAGCGATATCGACGAGATTCTTGAACCACTGATTCTGTGCATTCTTATAAATAAGTATCTCTTTGGCGTGCTTGACAGCGAATTCAGCTTTATTATCCCAATCGCCGGGAACAGCAAATAGACCGGGTACTGCGTCAGGCGGCATAACGCCTAATAATGAATTAATATAGTCCTGTATGATAGATTGTGCTAGTTCAATGCTTCTGACAGGAACTTGGATGTGACGAATTTCTTTGGCGTCAGAAAGTGGGTCAGGATTGACATTGTAGAACACGTTGTTAGGGATGATGGTTAATGCGAATTTGCCATTTTCAGCAGGCGCGATAGTATATTCGTTAGGATTTAGACCAGGTTTAGATTCAATTAGCTGAAACGGTAGGAGCGAAGCGATTGTGCTATACGTAGTATCCATTACTTTTTCCCATCCTGATTAAGCATTACTGCACCACCATCTTTGACCGCCATATGAAGTGAATCATTTGGTATATGTTCATTCATTAAATCAAGCATTAGTTTTTCATCTTCGTGAGCCTGTGCCAGCTCTTTATCATCCATCTGTGATGGTGTTAGTTTTTCGGGGTTATTTATCATAATTAGAAGGAGTTCAACTGCGCGCCATACAACTTCGCGCGCTCTACCATTCTTTTCGTGCCCAAATGCCCACATAGGCTCATACGTGCATGTTGACGGAGCCATTGTGTCATTGTCTAGAACTTCTTTGTTGTGCTGATTGAAGAACATCTTCTCCATAACGTATTGTGGTTTAAGATATGCGTATTTCTTTACTTCGCGCACTTCTACAGCGCGGCGGATTAGAATATTTGTGCCGGGTAGATAATCTTCAAATTCTCCAAAACGCTTTTCTAGCTGGTCCTCTGACCAAATGACACGATATATAGGCTGGCCCAACAAATCCGTCCCGTAAATGTCCCGAAGGCGTCTGTTTACGAGGTGTAAATCCATTGAGCCAGCCACTCCTTTAGATATTGGCGTACCACTTAAGGCCGTCGAAAACAAGGGTCATGACCTTGCCTACAACAGCCGTAAATGTCGCGCCGATTGGGAAATTAACACCATCTGCCGTGCCACTGGTCACGCCAGTGAATGCGCCAGTTGGTATAAGATAAATAACTCCGGTAAAACCGGGATATGGGATAGCTATTGTGGCGATAGCAGCCGCGCCACTAACTGTGGTAATTAGAGCCGCAGGTGCAGGCATAGCAGCAGCAGACGCGACAGCGCCTACTCCTGCACATGAACCCTGCAAACCTCCGGGGCTACGAAATGGACCAAAATTCTCAGTGATATTTCCCATGTTAGTATCCCGTTGGAATGCTGAGTGTGTCGATGTAGACACACGCCGCAGGGTTACGAACAAATTCCTGGAACGAGATAGTGATGTAGAATACCTGTGAGGTAGCTACGCCACCAGACGCTCCACGAAGTTCGAATATTTTACGTCCATCTACATCATAAAATTTGCATGGGTGCATTTCTGCACGGCCCCATGTTTCCTCATAAACGAAGTCGATGCGGGTTTTATCCCATGAGAAGTGCGTTTCAACTGGCGCACCTGCCATTTGCATCTTATCACCAAAATACATATCTAGAGCTTCCGCCTTCGGCTGCTTCTGAATGATGGAAACTAATTGTCCCACCGATTCATACTGCTGCTTCTGACACGGATGCATCCATGCTTTTACTTTTTGGACCGTATCTTCACCAACACGGTCGCCTACTCTATTGATAGCGAGCCGCGCGAATGGCAGCGTAAATGCGCCACCTGCGGCTACTCTATTTGCACGGATTTCCGGCGTTGTAGCGCGGTTGAATCCGAGCCATGTTCCGGTAGAAGCACTATTATGATGGTATTTAACACCATAGATAGACACAGGATTCGCTCCAGCGACGCCTGCGATAACGATTTTATCTAGTGGTCCGATACCTGGAACCGTCTGGTCTAGACGGATGGTTTTACCTGCCAAATCATAGAAAATAATCTTAGGGAGATTTCCTGGCGCAGTTCTTTGGGTTGCCAGTGTAGGGTCATAAATGTTAATGCGCATTCCGTAGCGAAGCAGGCGCGCATTGAAACCATCTGTATTGAGAAGAATCGTATCGTTCGTGATAGTGGTAGTCGTGAGAGATGTAACGGTGCCCATGACACCAGTTCCATCAGTCATGCTAATGCTATCAAGATTTCTACGGAACTCCTGCATTGATTTGCTCGTCAGTTGCCGAACGAGGTCAATGATGGATTTCCTCTTATCATCCGTAGCCCATTCAGCTTTTTTCGTCCACTGAATAGCCTGCCGAAGATGTGCAGGTTGTAGTGTAGCTACGTCATATGTGGGGCCGTCACCAGTCCCTAAATCTCCACCGTCTGGGTCGAACATAGCGAAGTCACCACCGGGGCGTAGTTCCAGTGGGACGCGCATAGCTCTATTTGATACTTTTACTACTGGTCGCTTTTCGATTTTCGCGAAGAATTTATCTTCGCGCTCGAACAGCATTGGTAGCACTTCATCGACGTGCTCCAATTCTGTGGCGACTACTTGCGCCTCATTCATAGCCATGTTAGCTTAGCCTTTTAGTTTAACGCGTCCCTCAAAAATGTCCGCGTCAGTTGTCTTGTTGTAGTCGATTTTCTTAGCATCAACAGCGCGAAGATTGATTTTTCCATCGCGTTCCGCAGGACGCCCGGAAGTTCCACGGCGCGGGATACGCACAGAAACATCAGTATCATCGCTAGAACTTGCACCAGCTAATGCACGGAACTTGCTGCGAATAGTCGGTATAATCGGCCTTGCGCGTTCCAGGTACGCGGAGACGATACTGGATAGGCTTTCTCGACTATAATCCGACTGCTGCGAGCGTTTCCATAGAGAAGTCATTCTTCGGGCGTGTAGCCCATCTTTATCAATTTGTGACTTTACTTCATTCTTTATCTTTTCAATAAGAGCATCTTTTGTAAATTCGCTCAACTTTCCGTCTGGGTCCAATCCATGACCGATAATTCGGTCAAGATGCCGCTCGACAGATGTAGAGCAAATTTGATATGCACTACGGTATTTTTCAACGATTATCTGGTTTTCGCGCTCTGCTAATGCGCGTTCACGTTCTGAAATTTGCTGATTGGGGCGTGCTTCGGATGTGGTGAGCATCCTATCAGCATCTTCGTCGGGAAATGCGTAGAGAAGAATGTTACGCGCAGTTCCTACAAGAGCTTGTCCTTCGGGTGATTCTTCGTTATGTTTTAGATAGCGTTGGCCCTGTGCGTATATCTGGCGCGCAAGGCGCTTTACCATAGGCGTTACCGCCTCTACATAAGTATTATTGTCCATACGACCGAGTATGTCCATAAATGATAGCGCAACACTCTTAAATGCTTGTGGCGAAGTATTTCGTATCGCCAGCATAAGTTGTGTTGGGTCGCCATATCCAATAACAGATTTATTTAATATTTCAAATGTCTCGTTATTTTCTGCCGCTTCTTGTGCGTCCTCTAGCGTTGGGAATAGTTCAGTGTATTTCGCTTCGCGGTAGTATGCGTTGCGTAGTTCTTTGAATTCGGCGGTTCGCGCGAATTCTGGAAAGTTTTCTTTTACCTTAGCTAAACTAATACCACGACTAGATTCAGTGATTAAATCTTCTGGCTCACCTTTACCTAATTCTGTATCGCTATCGGTTATAACGTCTTTTTCTGGTGCTGGCCTCTCTAAATCTGTTTCTTCATCAGAAGGACGTAGCCTATCGTTATTGGCGATTAGATTGTCCATTAAGGACACATCATCGTCAAACTTCTCTCCACGTTCCTGAACGCCCACACCACCGGGTTTTTCCGGTGTTTCAAAGAATGGCTGCCAACGAATATGCATAAACCACCTATCCTAGTGAATGAACGACTTTCAACTTATTTTCTGCCGGTGGTTGTTTAGGCTGTTGTGGCTGCTGTGGAGGTTGTTGTGCCTGTTGCTGCTGCATTTGCTGCATCTGTTGATTCTGCTGATGCATCTTAAGGTGAAGAATAATATTCATATAAGCAGCAGGATTCGTCTCTTTTAGATAAAGACCTTCTGCGGATACACAATAAAGTTTAATGACTTCGATATGGACATTATCATCGTCCACATCAGTATCTATCATTACGGTAGGCTGTTGCGCGTCCGGCTGCATTTCTTCCGGGCTTACCAGCGACAGCTTACGAATCTCAATTAGCTGTTTTGTTCTATCATCTTCACCGGGTATGAAGAATTCTGGAAAACCGAGCGCGTCTTTAGTATTTTGCGAGTTATTGGGATGCAGTAAAATTTGCCCAATAATGGGATTATTCATCTGGACAAGCTGCATGAACATATCATGCTTCTGTGCCCATGTTAATGGAAATTGTTCGTTCGCGTCAGGCTCTACGTTGCCAATTTTACCAGTTAATTCAGCTTTCTTAATCCATACGGTTTCAAATGAGTTGCCCTGTTTACGGACATATTTCTCATCTTCGACCATTTTTGTGGCAAAAAGACGACAAGCCTTGCTCATTGTCTCCGACCACAAGAATTTGACGTTCATCCAATGCGTAGACAAACGCTGTAGAGCATAAGAGCGCGATTGGTTATATTCGCTAGCTGTTTTCGAGCCTACGTTAGAGTTGCCACCGAAAATAGATGGCACAGCGCCTAATTGAAACTGCATATCTGTATTTAATGACTGTGCTAACTCGCCATCTTCTTCATTCATCGCAGCGGTTTTGGTCTGGAAAAATGCATTTTGCATTGATTGACCAGGAACGCCTGCTGCGAATGTCAGATAGCCGGGGCCAGCAGATTGCTGACGGTATAATTCTTCGTCTATAACGCTACTATCTACGAATGTTTCACTAATACCGAATTGGTGTTTCTGTAGTGAAAGATTTTTAACTTCGTTATATGCGTCTTGGATATCTAGCGCGCTCTTTCCGATTGGAACGCCATGAATCCAATTATCTAGAGGATTAATTGATACAGTCCAATGATCGTCGAGAGATTCGTCGTATGCGCGCGCAAATTCGTCATTCACGAAAATGACGCAGCATCCGTGAGGAAACTTTTTCTTGAGTTTTTCTACGAGGTCGTCTTTTGTGGAACTTTTTCCTGTCCCACCGATAGCTTCAAATCCCCATTCGCGTATCCAACAGTAACGTACCGTTACCTGATTGAAAAGCTGGTCTGACAGCAATTCGCTAGAAGTTCTACCCCAACGCTCGTAGGAGTAGAAATCTGATGTAGCAGTTATCTTATCTTTTATTTCAGGAAATTCGTCTCTAGCGGCTGCGTAATGCATTTCCAGCTGAAGTTCAAGCAGTCCAATATCTTGCTGGGATTTTGCATAAGAACTGAAACGAACATTAAGAGGACCAAAAGGCTGAATATTAATACGGCCTTTAGGATTGTCGCTGTATCCCACGAGCCGCGGTATCGTTTCTTCAAATACGCGCCCTGCTTCTGCCTGACCTTCGTAGCCGCATACGCTACACTGGTATGACTTCTCTAGTGGAAGCTCCTGTTGAACGTCCTGTTGTTCTTGTGGAGTTATTTCTCCTTGATAATTTTCGCCACCACCCTGAAGAACATCTTTATCCTGAACGGGCGCGTTCTCTAGTGAATTACCGCATTGTGGGCAGGTGACTTCCTGCATTTGTACGGTTTCATTCTTAAACTTCGGTACTTTTATTGTACCGTATTTTTCATCGTCATCCCAAGAGCAGTATGTCGCGCACATGCCTTGGTTGTATAAGAGCGTTAGAACGCGAATTAGAAGTAGTGGCGCTTTAGCGTGTTTCTGTATCAGTTCGCTAATTACTGAATATGCTTTGCTGGTATTAATATCATCTGGGTTATCAGCATCATCCGGAAAGAACAATACTGTTGGTATACTAGCAGACATTGCGGCGATAATGGATTCGCCGTATGCCCGGTATATAGGAAAAGTTTTGGGTGATAGACTATCATTTTCGTCGTCGCTCCCACCGGGTTCTGTAAAGTTTTGTATGTTACGATAGTCTAATGCTGTTTCATTCCAATAAATGAATTGGTTTAGTCGCCAATATTCTTCTGCCTTTTTCCATGTGCGAATGTTCCGCTCACGGATATATTGGTCGTCACGCTCTAGCTGCGTGACACACGCCAATAGAGCATCTTGCTCTGGTTTTGGCAGGTCGTCTGGTTTATATTCTTTGGGCATTTTTATCTACTATTTATCCCCAAGCCCGTGGATTACCAAAACCACCCATAGGCGCGCTACCCATCATATCGCGCATATTACCTGGATTAAAGTTACCACCTAATCCTGGAAAAAGATTAGGCTGGCCTATTCCTTTTTCATAATAATCGCTATTACCACCACCCTTATCCATTGGATGCATCATACCACCGTTAGGCTGTGCATAGTCGCGCGGATTAAATGTACCATCTTGTATAGCTTTCATCATTGGACTATCATTCATCATAACTGGCATTTGGGGCTGTTGACCACCCATACGCATACGGGGCATATTATCTCTATAACCACCGCCACCCCATCCACCCATGCGTCCGGTATTTTCACGCCACGGTTGAATTTGTGGCTGCATACCACCACCACCCATATCAGGCCCACCGCCATTAGGATATTTAGAATACATTCCGCCGGGACCATTAACATCAGATTGTATTGGTGGCATATTAGCATGTGTACCACGACCACCGTTGGACCAATCTACTATACCAGTATTACCACCACGCTGTTGTACAGCTTGCTGGCTATAATAAGGATTACCACCTTTTCCTAAATCTGGACCTGGGCCTAGTGGCTGTCCATTTACACCATTCATATTACCACCGCCACCACCAGCGAAGGTTTTATTCATGTTACCAAAATTACCGGGTGCCATACCACGCATCTGTGGCTGCATATTACTTCCACCGGCCATACCGCCTAGTGGACTATCTTTAACACCTGGCATCATTCCGCCAGAATTACCACCGCCACCGCCGCCACCAAAAGCACCAGATATGGCGCCAACAGGATTGGTGAGCGCGTTTCCTTTAGCCATTAGAATGGACCTCTACCAGTTAAACCGCGATTTGTTTCCATACGTCCATAATTAGCCATGTTGTGGCCTAACTTACGTAGCATTGAATCAGGATGATTTAGTCTACCAAAATCTCCACCATCAGGATTTTCCTGCATGGGATTATATTGTGGTTGTTCTGGTCCTGCGTTTTTAACACCGGGTATACCATTAGGACTTGAAATACCTAATGCTGCTCTACCAACTTTAGCTAACTGCTGTTGCCAAGTGGGAGCTGCATCTGCAAATTGTTGTGGTGCTAGTTGTCCTAATGGAGACTGTTGCTGTTGTCCCACATTAGCTTTTTTATTTGGGTCATATTGAGCTTGATATGTAGGGTCATTAGGGTCTACACCAGTAGAACCAGCGGTGCCCATACCACCAGTCGTATCATCTTCTCCACCGTATCCTTGACTAATAGCGTTCGCTACGTTACCCTTAGCCATTAGATTTTTACCTTCGGCATAAAGTTGCCAGATAGACCTTTATTCATTTTTATCTTAGGACCAAAACTAGCACCGCTAATGCGCGGCTTATGAAACTTACCGCGTCTACTAGCGGTGAATTCGTGAAATGCCTTTTTAGGGCCAAAAGTTTTCATTTGATTCTTAGCTTCTTAGGTTTTTCCTTAAATCCATCAGTAGCATAATACAATTTTACTTGTTTTTTAGTGAAGTTTCGCCCAGATGGGCTAACGTACTTGTTAGGCGCTACCTTCTTGAACGGCATCTGCGTCCTCTACAATCGTTGTTTCTGGACGTAGTAAGTCTGATATACGTTTATCATATTCTGCGCGACGTTGCGCGCTCATTTCTGGCGCTGCGGTCACTTGTTCTGCGTGACGTATTCTATCGCGTATACCAGCTTGACGTGGTACACTTGTCAGCTTCGCTGCGGTTTCGCCTGTAGGATGTGTGTTGCGATTCTGTCCCGTAAGATGTTTTATTAGGTCGGACTTTTCTTGTTCGTGGACAGTGAGCGCGCCATCCATACTATCTATGTATGTGTCCTTCTGATGAATAATTTCTTTTAACGTTGCGATTGTATAGTCGCGCGCTTCGCATGCTACGCATCGCTCAGGTTCTAATAGCGCGCGAATCCACTTAAACATGCTTGAAAAGCCTCTGATACGCTGTGCGCCTTTGCACAGTACCGCGCTGAGTCTTGTGCTTTTCTAGCTTTTCCATACGTCGATAATAGCCAGTTACATCGCCAGTAGTTTGGTATATCTGAACAATCTTTTCTTCTTTTTCGCGATGCGTGAATTCATTCACCGCTTCACGAATGTATCTATCGCAACGCTTTAAGAGATAACGTAAATCGTCGTAGGGGTCATCACCAACTTGTGAATCTGTAGCTTGCCACTCCTTAACGTCCTCAACATTCTTATCATCGTACACACAAAGCGGTATACAATCGAGTAGATTCTTACATGTATCGAAGATTTGTAGACGAGGGATATTTTCCTCGATACTAGGCGCAGCGAACAGTTCCACGTATCTTTGCCATGCCGACTCAGAAATTCGGCGCATACGCATGGCTTCTTCTGGGTCGTATATTTTATCGTTCCTAATGGAAAGTGTAGGTTTGGGTCGCCATCGTAGATACTCTTGGACAAGAACTTTACCGGATATCCTGCCTTTTGAAGCCTGCTCAACGTTGAGTGTAGTGCTCCCGTAGGCAGCGTTAAATTTTTCTTGGAACTGCGCTGCGATTGTTTTTTCTTCACCACGATGGTCCCAAGCGTTAGTATCCATTACTAGACAACGGATATTTTCGCCTCTGCTTAACTCGCCGGTTTCTGTGGCCCAGATAGCCACGTCAGTCTCTCTAACGTAGTATTCACGGTAAATATAGACTCTACCTTGTGGAGAGATTGCACCCCATAAGCATACTGTTGCCGCCTTGTAACCCCAGTCGATGGCTGCAACTCTCGGCCACCAGTCAGGTATGTGAATAGGCGGAATAACATGAAGCGCGTTCTCTGGTTCGTCGGGATATTTCTTCGACCTAAAGCTGTCAAAGACCTGTCCGCTAAAAGTCCACCAGTCGCCATGTAGTTTCGCAGCTTTCTCTGCTTCAGGTAGAGCTTCAAGTTTAATTAAATAATCTGGGTCGTTTTTAATTAGATGAGGGTTATCGCTACCGAGTGCTTTAATAAAGATACGTTGAATATACTTTGGCTTACCGAAGTTAGGATGGTCTGGATTCTCCTCTATCTTATAGCTACCATCCTTATTGAAAAAGAACTGACGAATAATTTTGCCACCTTCTTTGGCAGGTTCTACGAATCTTCTACGCACCCAACCGTGTCCGATGTTACCAGGGTTAGATGCAGAGAACATTAGTGAAGGTAAATCTTCGTCAGCAGGACGGCATCTACTCATCATAAATATATACATGAATTCTGTAAAGGATGTTAGCTCCTCGAAGAATATATAATTAAATTGTTCTGTATCGTATTTTCTTACATCTTCTTCGTGTTCCGCACCTGATAACCACAACTCTGCACCCCACGGCCATTTCCATACGTGGTCTGCGTAGTTGGGCTTTGCTCCTGTTTGTGGATAGTAGTCGCTGCACCTGCGCATCAACTCCTTTTTAACTTCGGGAATGGTACGGCGTAATACCAGACCTTTAAACTTAGGGTGCTGGTACCACAGCCTACTAGAAAACTTGCATTTTTTAACAAGTGGTAGACAAATACCGGCGTCGGTTTTACCACCGCCTGCGGCTCCGCCATAAAATACCTCAAGAACACTATCAGGTACAGTGATGGCTTTTTCCTGCTTATGGCTAGGTCGCCATTCGCGTGGCCGAGGCGTATTTAATAAGGGAATTTCCATTTGAATTTATGGAGCGCGCCAAGTACCGCTAACGGATATCGTATTGAGTAGCGTACTTGCAGACACAGCCTCGCGAAAAAGATATCCATTTACGAATATCTGTGCCGAGAGAAACGGTGCTGGTATGAAGAATGGATACGAGACAGGCGTTACATCCAATGATAGAAAAATAACTTGTAGCTTCGTGGACATTTCCACGACGTATGGCGGCGCGGTCGCTACTTGCGTAATACCATCTAACGGTGTAGCGTAACGAATAACAATCGCGTTAGCATTTCCGCTTACGCGAAACTCTATCGTATTCGCCTGCACCGTAGGTGCTGTAGGTAGTGGATTTACTTCAGGACTAGTAGGAGTATAAACATTAGTGTCACCACATCCGGTGAAAAGAATCGCTACAAAAGCTAATGTCGCTAACTTCATGCGCTACTTTGGCTGTGCTGTCGGTGGTACGATTGGTTGACCTGATGCGTGTACTGGTGGTGTAGGTAATGGCATTCCTGGTTTTAGTGAAGGGTCAACAGGTGGATGTTCCTTATCGAATTCTGCATACGTCTTTTCGATAGAAGTTTTCGATACAGAACCGCGCGCTACTTCCCATGAGGAATATGCACTACGATGAATTGATAGCTGTGTCCAGTATGGGTCTGATAGAGGAATGTCCTGTTCGCTGCGCGAACGACGCAGTTCTTCCAGACGTGGGATAGATTCTAGCAGGGCTTTTAGAATAGGATTAACTTCATCGGCATCGCTGCCAATCGTAGTTGATTCTACATGAATACTTTTAACGCTGCCATCCTTGATGACAGTTTTGTCTGCTTCTTTGTGTTCAGCCATGTTCTCTCTAAGTGGTAACTGCGGAAATGTGAAGTATCTCTCCGGCAGTACCAATAACACCAATACTCTCTACTTGGATGGGACCACTGATGTAGATTGGCGCGATTGGTATGCCGTTAATAGGCATAGGTATGAGAACACCATAATTATCAAGCGCAAGTTCATCTTCATACGCACCTATCGCTATAGGGTTAGAGTTACTAGCTGCGGGTTGAAGAAAAACCTGACCACATACTTCTGGTATGCCAGTAATCTTCTGGGGTTTACCAGTCATAACAAGAGAGTAGTGTCTGAATACCATTATCTTCTCTACTAGGAGACGACGATAGTATAGTTACCACCTGCGAGTGAAACGGTCATGGTGGTAGCTGCGCTGATATCGAAGTCAGTACGAACGTTGTTGTTATCATTCACGTATAGAAGTTTATCGTTACAATCCAGATGGATTGATTCTACGTTCTGGATAATTTTAGCTGTGGCCTGAATGCCACCCATCACTTTGCCGGTAACTGTAGCCTGACTTGGCATTCTGCCTCCTATTTGGTAACGTCTATAATCTCGTATTCAGATTCTTTGCGCACCGTTGGTACGTGGAACACGAACTGTGCTCCGATGTTCTGGTTAGAAACTTGTGGCTCGTGCTGGCTAATAACTGTAGACATATCTTTAGCTATGCCAGCTAGGTCGCGCGCTTTCGTAGCTTCCAGCTTTTCTGGGGTGATTTTGTCTAGGGCTTGTAGCAGGCGGGAGCGCGCGGTAGAGATAACTTCACTTCTTATTTTATCATTACGCTTGTTTAACTTTTCATGCGGTTCATTATAAGTCGCAGTTGACGTTGCACCATGTTTGTAGGCGCTAACGCTGCTCGGAGAAACGCCAAACTGTTCGGCCACTTCTGCTTGGCTTTTGTCAGAGAGAATAGCTTCTTCTGCTACAATCTCTCTTATAATATCTGGTACTGCTTGTATGGGACCACGCCCACGGTTGATATCTACATGCTGAACGTGTTTCATTTCAGCATCGAAAATGTCGTCAGACACAATGCCTAATGGCATAGTTCACCTATGGCAGAACAAGCGCAGCCAACCAGAATGCTAATCCGGCTGCGATTAATCGTATCTTGTAGTCTGTGGGGATGGAAGGAAAGAGCGCGACGAATGCTTCGATGACGAGCGCGAACACCAGCAGAATTAGTTTCAGTGGTGACATACGTTCCTCACAAGAAGCTGAGTATCATTGTGGTGGTATAACTGGTGGTGGTATTCCAGGAAAGATTGGGATGATACCTAGAGTGGTTAGTAGCGCGATTAATTCTTCTGCGTTAGTGTTAGCGTCTAAGAGCGCGAGCGCGCGTTCTAGTTGCTGTTCGCGCGCTTCGACTACAGCTTGCGCTGCTACAATCCGCTCTCTTAATGTCATTATTTTCTGGAAAGTTCAGGCTTCGCCTACACCCGTCCAGCCGACGACAGTCTATACCTGTCCAGCGGAAAAGTCAAGGAGTTGAACTTTGGATTTTAAATACTACAGAAAATTTGAAAATATGGAACCATGTTTTAGATGGAACCACTTTTTCATGCGTGTGAATGAATTCCGCCCCGTAAGAATATGGGACCAGCGGCTAGGGCATATGCCCCATATCCCTAACTGATAACGAGACTCAGTATCAGTTATAAATACTGACAAAAAAACCGGAGCACGTTTTGACTCGTGCTCCGGTTTGACTCGCGAGAAGTTACAGCGCGTCAGCAGCAGCGTCCATCGCTGCCATGATTTGCTGCGCCTTTTCGTACGAAACGCCCTTGCGTTTCATAATCAGCTTGACCTGCTGGTCGGCCATAGCTTCGGGGGTATTCGCGTCAGGCTTTTCGTAGCCGTTCTTCTTCAGTTCTTCGGTCTGCGCTTCGGCGCGCGCCTTTGCCTTGCGCGCGGTATTCACATAGGCGAGAATATCCGCGTCGTTCGGCAATTCCTTTGCAGGAATTTCCGCGTTGTTCTCCAGCTCCTCGAACGTGCCCTCGAACAGAACTGGCGGGTTGACGGGTTTGCCTAGGAACGTTTCGACCTTGCCGTTGAACTTCGTAATCTTCATTTGCTCTCTACTCCGTTGGTGTCAAGCACTACGCTCTTGACCTCTCTATAGTCTCATACCCCGCCCCACCTGTCAAGCACCAAAACGCGCCCCGCGAAATTTTTTTTTGGGGGACTTGCGGTTTCAGAGCGGCAGAGCGGCAGAGCGGCAGACAGGGGGTAGACACTCGGCAGACAGGGGGTGTCTTTCGCTAAGTGCTAGTCGAGGCGTCACTTAGCGGCAAACCGGGAGAGGGTATCTATATACCCCACTTTTAGACCCTCCGGTCGTCCACTTTATAGGACGGGGGTCGCCGGGTATTTTGTTTGTTCTTTTTTTTATTTTTTTTTTTTTTAGAATATCAAATATAAATACCAGAGAAAATACCGTCAACCCCTTGACATGGGACTTTGGTCCCTTGACGGGGGTGGTATGATGGTGGGGTGGATATACAGGGTCGGGGTCGGGCCGTGCTAACTGTTGCAGACAAAGGACTTCGGGCGTTTGGCCGCCTGTCTGCCGCCTGTCAGCCGCCCGTCTGCCGAGCGTATTTTCGCCCGCATGAACTTCTAGGTTTTTCACCAGTATTTACAGGGAGAATATAATGAGACAATACACTGAGGAAGTTATCGAATACCTCGAATACGTCGGATACCCCGATTTTGTGACGTTTTTCGAGCCAGAAGATGTAGCGGTGGCTATGAATAAAACCATCGCGCTATTCTACGGTTTCAATCTTTCACCGCGCATGTGCGCGCTATCCATCGTCGGCCTCACGTTCCACTATCAAATCGCAACAACTGTACAGAATCAGGTGATTCACTAATGTATATTGATGTACGCGGTCCAATACCCGTTCTCGTTATCGGCATGAAAACATTCGACCTGCCGCGCAATATGCGCCACATTGACGACTACCTCGCAGCTAAACTGCCGTATCTATTCGACGCGCCGCAAGCGCCAGTGGAGAATAAATAATGAATAAACCAAACTATAAAATCGAAATAACCCGTATCGACGGCGTTATCAGTATCACCGGATACTGTGAAGTTGGCACAACGGAACGCGGGATACTAATGGGTGAAAAGTATACGCGCGTTCGTTGGTCGCAGGACGGCGCGCAAAATCTCACTACGCCTAACAATGCTTTACACATGGTAACAGAGTTTCTTAAGGGAGACGAATAATGGACCATTCTTATATCGCTGGCACAAACGGCGCCTGCCGTAAGTGTGGATATAACGAGCATTCGCATGGAGATTCTGTACAATGCGAATCTTGCCCACGTATCGAAGCTAT